AAAAATAAGAGTTGTCAAGTAAATAACAACTCTTATCTAGGTTCTTTTCTATTGTTAAATAATTCAAGAAAAATATCTGGTCCTTTATCAATCGGAGAATCTTTATATCCTAATAAATTTCCAGTATCTAATATAAATCTAATTTGGATGAATCCTCCGTATTTTTTATATATATTAATTAATTTTTCTTCCCATTTAAAATACTCTTCATCTCCATACTCTTGATATTGTTTATCAAAAGCTATAATAATTTCTTCTACTCCAAGAGATTTTAACATTTCAACTTGATAATTAATTAAATTACTACCACAAACTGCCACACTAATATCATTTTCAATTCCAAAAAAACTACTAAATAGAAGGCATGATTTTTCACCTTCATATACAATAACCTTTTTCATTCGTTTAATATTATCTTTAGAAAAGTTAATATTATATAAATTGAAACTAAGAGGATGATTATACATTTTCCCTGAGATAATAGCGGGTCTGTATTTTCCTTTAGCTTCATTTTCTTTAATTAAAGTTCTTTCTCGAATTCCGATAAGCTGATTATTAATATCGTAATGAGGAATTACAATACCTTGATTAATAGGGTCATAACAAATATTATGACTATCCATACTTTCTTTTGTTATACCCTCTCTTTCCCATGGTAAAAGTCTAGGTCTGGGGAAGTTTTTTAAAAAAGAATCATCATATTTTTCAAAGGAAACAGTTTGCTGATTATTTATTTTAATTGATTGTTTTCTTGTTTTTTCAAATATATATTTGTTGTCAGGAAGTTCTAATTGTTCTTCTGAAAAATTTTCATTTTCTTCTTCGATGCCATAATAAGTAAGAATGTAATGTAAAGCATCGGGCAAATCCCAGGGTCGAGTTTTTAACTCACCCCCTTTAGCCCAATATTCAATTACACTTTTAGTAAGATGTTTTACTTTTAATATCAATTGGAATATATCAAAAGTATCATTACATTCAGTATAACATCGAAATAATTTAGTATTATCATAATAATATAATTTAAACGAACCTTGACCTGGAGGATTATGACATATAGTCCTTGATATGATATAAGAATTATTATAGATTTGAGGTTCTCCGCCTAAATCTATAAGCAATTGATATATTTGGTCTAGTGTTAAATCATTCTTGATATTCTCTAAGTATTCTTTTTGATTCATTCCTTGGTTCATATTTTTTCTTTTTGAATTTTTTTAGCCTTTTACAACCACTACATCCATTATGATTACAATTACAATCCCAACAATTGTCATTATCCCAAAAGAACCAGCGTGGAGGGGAAGGCTTAGGTTTACGGTAAATCTGTTTACTCATTAATTACAATCCTTAAATCTTCCATATCAATTAATTGATAATTATAATCCGTTGCAAAAATAGGATTAATTCTACAAATTCCCAAATCTGCTTTACACCAAAGCAAAATATGATTATACTTACCACGTCTATTCTTATAAATTGAAATTTTAAGATTAGGTTGTTCTAACCCTTTTTGATTTACCATTTCATCTATATTATCATGATCTTGTTGATTTAACTGTAACATAATACTACCGGCATCAATTTTATCGGCAATAGCTTTAGCACCTCTTAATAGATTTTGGTCATAAACGGAGGCATGCTGATAATCTGCATTTAACTGTGTACTAGATAAAATAAAAATACCGTTGTCAGTTGCCAAATCTTTAAGACGTACACTAATCATAAATAATACATTATCTTCTCTTAAATTTTTAACTGATGCTTTAGAACTAACCTCAGATAATATTTTCATACTTGAATGGATATAATCAAGGAAAAAATATCTTACGTTAAATTTTCTTACGCTAAGTTTAACAACATTTTCAATATCTTGCAAAGAGAAGTCATGTAATTGTTTTAAATATAAAGGACTATTTTTAATTACTTCAATTGCATGTTTTACTCTTTCAAGTTCATCTCCTTCATACCTATTTGTCAAGATATGATCTTCTGGAACTCCAGACAAAAATGCCCACATCATAGTTTGAACTTCACTGAAAATTTGTTCTGTCATAACATAAATAGTGGGTTCAATTGTATTTCCATTTTGAATCCATTCTTTTTTTTCTAAATCATAAATTTCATTACAAGCAATATTACAACAGTCAGCCACCATAGCTCTGGATTTACCAACGTTTGTAGCTGCGGATCGCAGATAAAACTTACCAAGTCTAGCTCCTCTAAACACGGTATTGATTAAGTTTCCATATAGAGGATAACCTACGTCTGGAGTTGTCTGAAGCTCGACTAGAAGATCGTCACTACCGGCACCCGCCTGAATAATATCATCAACAGCACCATTAAGATATTTAAGTTTTATATCTTCTATTTTATTATCAATAGCTTCAGCAATTTGTTCTTCAGTTGCATTATCTATCCATTCTTCTTGCTCTTGTTTCTTTCTTTGGTCAAAAATATTATTTATATCATATAACCATGATAAATCAAGACCCGCTCGTTCATTATACATACGAAGAAGCGTCATCTTTTTCATTTTATGATAATAATAATTAAAAGCATCTGGTTGACAAATAGCAACTGCTTTAGAAAGATAGCCTGTTCCATCATAAGTTTTATACACAGATAACTTTTTAGGTTTTTTCTGTAGATAATCTTCTATTACAGAAGTCGTAATTTTTTCAACCCCAAGATTATGAAGATTAAAAATTGAACCAAATACTACTTTATGTAAATCTTCTGTAAAATCTTCTGAAGTAAAATTATATCTTTCGTCATCTATTAAATTGGGATTTCGATATACACATCCTATAACTTGAACAATAGCAGGAATATCTACGTATCTTACTTTATTCATTTATCTCTCTCCCTTGGACATTTTCTCCACATTCTGGACAAGGTTGAATTGTAACAAAAACAATAGATTGCTGCTCTGCCATAAGTTCAGTATTAGTCATTTCAAATTCACATCCGCAAGAAGTACAAATAAAATAATACTTTATTTCTCTTCTCTTCCCATGTTTAAGAATTTTCATTATTCATCATCCTCCCAATCAAACATTTGCGGCGGTCGCTTCCATGCTCGGGGAGACTTAGATTTAATCTCGATAACCGGTTGCCGCATTTTTATTTCTTCATTTTTCTTTTTTGTCTTTTCTATCTCTTGATAATATTCTTTTGCTCTATCATAAACATATGGAATAATACCTACTCCATCATTACTCTTTTCAGTTGTTCCATTATTTACAAAATAAAACCACTGTAATCCTTTTGTCATTCCGTACCAAGTATATCCATAAGTTTTAATAAAATGTTCAGCTTGGCTATTTATCATTTGATATTCATATTTAGGTCCGTAAATAATTTTAACACAGGCAAAAAAATTTTCTCGGTCTTGTAATTCTTTTATTTTTTTAGGATTTGCTATTGCACATTTTTCGTGTATATATCTATTTCCTATTTTAATACAAGCTATTTTTTCTCTATCGAAAGTTTTATTACAAAGTAAACATTTTGCAGGTATCATTTCATTTCCCTTTTCATTCTTTATATTTTATTATAACATAAAAAAAATAAGAAGTCAAGGATTATTCCTTGACTTCTTCTTCAAAAAGTTCTCTTAAATCATATACAATTAATGATAATTGCTCGACTTGATTTCTTGTAATTTGTGAAATCTTTTTCCCTTTACCTAAATTACGTCCAATAATTTCTTCAATTCTAGGACGGTAATATTCTTTTTTCTCTGGTGGGATAGACTTTACTAATTCAGAACATTCTTTATATAAAGCATCAAAATCAAGTTCCTCAGAAGATGTTGATGTATTTCTCTCGTTTGTAATAAATTCTTTACCTGCTCTTTTAGCTTCTTCGTCAATTGAATTATTTAACGCATCTACTAGCGAATTATATGAAAATTGAATTTCAGGTTGCATATATCTAAATCTAGAACCGCAATCTACTGTTCCATCAAAAGAGCGTAAAGTTAAGACTCTTGCGGGAGTTCCATCTTTTACAACAAGATGAGCATAACCATATATATCAACCATATTTTTAATAATTTCATTATAACTATTACTTAATGTAGGTACTACTTGATTATATTCTGTTCCATCCTGTCTTTTAAAAGTTTTATCTTTATCATGTGAAATAAATAAAACCGCATAACCAAGTTGAGTAACTGCTCTAAAAGTACTTTCAAGTTCTCTCTTGACTTGTACCCAACCTTGTCCATAAGGAATTTGGTTTAATGTATCTACATTATTCTGATCTATAATATATTTCTCGCAAGCTGCTGCTGCAATATCGATAGTATCAACGATAATAGACTGAAAACGCTCTTTTACTTCTGGTCTTTTTAACTGTCTTAAAATTTGTTTCATTTCAGACCAAGTAGAAACATCTTGTGCCTAAATATTAGGAATTGCATTATATCCTTTTTCAAACGCTAAAAGTAATGCACCTGGCATCTGTGAACCAAAAGTTGTATTGTGAGTAACAATATAATCATTTGTTAAGTATAAATGATTTGGATTATCTACTAAAATACACTTCATTTCAACTTGTTCACCAGTTGGTTCAATATTGGTAATTTCAATTCTATCAAACTTACGTTTAATGGTTTTATTTGCAGCTTCTTCTGCAATTTTTATTTTTCTTGAAAGCTTAAAGAATTTAACCTTTTCT